GCTCTCTCTTCTTGAGGGATGCTTGCCCTGACGCACCACTTCCTTGTCGCGCATGCTGCACATAAATGTGGCTACGCGATTAGCACTTTCTCATCCTATGCCATATTAGGTGATGATATTGTAATTGCCGATAAGGCAGTTGCAGACGCCTATCTAGCTCTTATGAGCTATCTAGGTGTAAGTATCAACCTCACTAAGTCGGTTGTATCGGGGCACATGTACGAATTTGCTAAGAAGCTGGTGTCAGTCTTCGGGGATTTATCTCCCTTCGGATCTGGTGTCATCTTAGTAGCAATTCGTGACATTCGGATGTTCGGGCTGTATATTCGAGATATGACCATGAAAGGTATTAAGTTCAATATGCCAGAGCAGTTGATAGGTATCACTTCGGTCCTGGACCTCATCCGTCGTAAGACGGGTGAAGTCCCGGCCCTGGTGATATTAATGGTACTTGGTCCCACTGGAGGTCTTTGGCAAGGCGGTCAGTCCTCAAGTTTCCTTGATTCTTGGGTCCGGGCCCTTACTACTCAACATTCTGTTGCGGCTGCTGTAGGACTCATCCGTCGATTCTATCGACAGATGGTTCTGAATGCAGCAACCATGGCAGACATCCAGTCTGTGCGAGATTACACCCGTTTCGAAGAAACGTGGTGGAAATACTCCACACTGGGTCCAAGTATGGTTTTAGGGCTCCTATCAGCCCTATTGGTTTTTGTTAGCCCAGCACTTTGGTCCTATTTACTCCTTATGCGCATCCGCTTTGCGGAGGTGTACGAGGAGAATATGACTCGGTTCAACCAATGGGCAGTGCGTCGTTCGAGATCTCTAACAATTGAGGAGGTAGCTAACTCTGATGAAATCATGAGTATCCTGCTGTCCGAAATCGGGCTGGAATTATCCAATATCCCTTTTATGGAGCGGCAGAAGGTGCTACAAATGTTTGACACCCAGAAGGCCTTGAAGGCTTCCTTGGTACCAAAAGCTCCCTATGTTCGAATATCTCGCCGAACCACAGCGTTGGTTAAAACCGACTCCGAAGGCACAGTCCCTGAAGAGGGATAGTACTCTCGTCTCTAGCGTTCAGCTCGGTGCAAATCCGGGCGACGAGAGGAGTGTCAAGGTTTTATGTGTCCAAG